TGTGCTATTCGTAGCGTCTGCTACGTCGGAAGCACTATCCTTTAACTGATTTACTGCTTCTTTACTATCAGCACCATACACTTCATCTATTCCAAATAAAGATTTCATAAAATCTTTTCCTTTAGATAAAGCTCCTAATGCTCCACCAGTAATATTACTAATAGATGGAAGATGGAATGCTTTTGTGCTATTTCCAAGTTTTTCAAACTTAGATATCACAGCATCTAATGCTCGTCCACCCAATTCTTTTACTGTATGTAAAAGTTTCTCCAATATAAGTTTAACTTTTTCAAGTCTTCCACCATTAGAAGAACTTCTCATTTTAGCAGTTATATTAGACCATACTTGAGCTATTGTAGCACCAAGTCTTACAAATATATTGTGTGTGACTGTCGATAATCTCTGCATCCTATTAGAATGCTTTATAAAATCTACAACACCATAACCGGCTTCAATTATTTTTCTAGTAAACGATTTAACAGCAGGCACTACAAATTTATTAAAACCTGAGCTTAGTCTATCTAAAGCTCCAATTGCTTTAGAGCTTATAAACTGTACAAAATCTACAAATTTTCCAGTAAGCCAAACTAGTCCGTAACCAACGCCTAATACTACTACACCTAGTCCAGACATAATAGACCATAGTGTAGAGAATACTTTTTTAATAACAGACCATACAGCTTGACCAGCTTTTGCTATATTAGTGAATATTGTGCCTAATACCTGTAACGGAGACATAGCAGTTATACTATTTTTAGCACTTTTAGTTACAGATTCAGAAGCCCCAGCTACCTTATGTAAACTTTTAGCAATATTATTATTGTTAGAAATAGTTGATTTTGATTTCTTGTCGTCTCCATACAAGAAGTCATTCATCTTATTGGAAAAATATTTACCTTGGCCTTCAAAGACTGATAATGCTTTACCAATCGAATTCAACATTCCAACTAAAGCATTAGTACCAATACGACTAAGTCTCATAAAACCATATTGTAGTGGCTTAGTTGCATTATTAACTCCGTTTATTATAATTCTAAGTGAGTTAAATATTTTGGTCATATTTTGGAGATGAGCTTCCATTGGACCCTGACCAATTCTTGATAAAGCTGCTCTCATATTAGCTAAAGAACCAGCGTAGGTTTCATTAGCCCTTTTAGCCTGGTCTCCAAATGCATAATTCATTGCATCGGAGAATGTCTGAAAGTCAACAACACCAGCAGATACTAAACTTCTAATATCTCTTTCCGTCCATTCTGCTTGTTGAGATAACTCCGCAAATAATTTACGGTTTCGACCGGTTGCTTCGCCAGCAGCCATTAATTTCTCTTTTGCTCCAGCATGTGCATTTAAATATTTAGTAATTGCTTGTGCGGCATTTATACCCCTTGACGATATCTGGATAAGCTCTTTACCCATAATACGTCCATTACCTGCGATTGTTGTGAATATTTGAGACATGTCTTCAAATGAAGAATTTGTCATTGCCGCCAGACCAGTAATACTTTTAAGTACTCCAGCCATTTGTTTCCCAGGTTTGATTCCAGATGCTGCTAATTGAGAAGCGGCCTTAGCTGCTTCGTTAAGACCATATGATGTTCCATCAACGGCGTCACTGGCATCTTTCATTACCTGATTAATCATCTTACTAGCATTCTTAGTATCTTGGAATAATCCTTGTAACTGGAATCTAGCCTGTTGTATATCCAGTGCTCTTTGTCTACCACCAGCTAATATCTGTCTAGGAATAGCAGTTATTGCTGCCCATCCTTTATTCATCAATGCACTAGATATTTTAGCGATAGCTGTAGCACCAACAATTCCCATTAATGAGAATCTCTTATTTACAGTATCAATAGACTGCGAAAGCTTGTTTAAATTCAGATTATTGGCAGACTCAGCTAAATTTTTAAAATGTTTGCCTTTACCAATTTTCTGTAATGAGTCATCAAACTTGCGCAGTGTTTTATCACTTTCTCTGGCTTTTCTCTCGAAATCCGCATTATCAAATTTTAAGACAACGACATTTTCGAATTCATTACCTTGACTCATAGTCTCGCAATCTCCTCTCTTAGTTTATCTGATATTTTATCAATAACTGGTTCCATAGCTGGATTTATATAGTCTATACCTTGTACAAATCCACCAGTACCAGTTCCGTGTCCATGCTGGATAATAAATGCTATAGCAACGCCATTATTTACATTTGAATTTGTCCAAATCAAACGAATATTATTCTCTTGTTGCTCTATTTTATATCCCCATGAATTAGCAGTTAATCCGGTCCTTTTAGGGGTAGCTTCGCTTAATGCTTCTACCCCCATTTGACCGTACTTTTCTAGTTTGTTCAAAAGGATTGATAATTTCATTTTTTTTAAGAAATCATGAGCATCAGAAAACCCAGTACCTTCAACTTTAATACCTAACATATCAATCCTCCAACTAATTATTTCATTCTAGCTCTGGCCTCAGCATTTATTCTTCTTTGACGTTCATACAGTTCTTCTTTGGATAATTTCTCATCACTATTGTTGACATTAAATACTTTTATTAATGTTAATAGTCTACTTAAATGCCAATCTTGACATTCCATAGGTATACCATAAGATATCATCCAATAATATATTTGTTCAGAAGTTATAACTTTGGCTGTACCTTTCTTTTTTTCTTCTCCGAATATAGATATTGTAGTGGCGGTCAATTCGAAATTTATGTATTCATTTATTTCACGATAATTATCCATCGTAAACATATGATACAAATACTCTGGAACATCATCGGTTATAGTCATACATTTAAAATAATAAATATTTTCTTCGGATGACCTTTTATCGTCCGGATTTATAAATGGTTTACAGTATTTAGTTTCCCATTTTGAGATTGAACGCAATGAATGCTCAAGTGTTATTCTACCGCCTTTATAATTTATAAAAGTTTCTGATTCTTCATCAAATAACTCGACATCTGGAACAGTAATCGTTAACATTTACTTATTTGGAATCTTAAATTCCTTAGCCTGCTCCATAACTTCCTTAGGTGTAATTCCTTCTATGAATCTCTCAACCTCTTCTGGATTTAGAAGAAGTTCGGTATAGATTTCATCGAATGCTAGAGACCCATCGAATGCTTCTCTAATCTCTGGTGTTTTAACTAGCTTCTTTCCATCCTCAGATTTTACACCGTATGCTAGAACGATTACATCCTTTAGATACTTTGCAATAAATGAAGTATCCTTATTCTTAATAGCCTTGTCCAGAAGCTTATCAGTTTTGCCGTCATACATATCATTAAGCTCATTAAGCTCTAATGCCGATAGTCTAAACCAAGCTCTTTCTGTCTGAGTATTTCCATTTAAATCAGTATAAGTTATGTCTTTAATTACAACGCCCATTTTTCATTCATCCTTTCGTTATACAAAAATAAAAAAATAGTAGCTGTTTTTATAATTACAACTACTATTATTTTTAAAAATTAAGCAGTAAATGCTGTAATAATCTCCTGTGGTGTAGGAAGCTTAGCATCCTTTGTTTCATCACCCCAAATTGTCTTCTCGAAAGCAGCAAGCTTTGACTTATCTGCTAATCTAGAATCGATAATAATGTGTGCTGTTGGTAGCTTATTAGGAACTGCAACAGGAACTGTCTTAGCCTCCCATGAAAGCTTAGCTGGCTCTACTGTAGAGTTAATTGTTGAACGATCTACTGCAGATGGCGAAGCTGTTGCTCCGTAAATGATGTGAATCTTATATCCATGTCCTGTAGACTCTGTATCGTTACCAACCATCGAACGATAAACAAGACCAAATGACTGTCTTGTCTGCTGAGTTGCGGATACTCCATTTGCTATTGATAGCGAACCATCGCAAGCATCAAATTCCTTTGGTGACTGGAAAGCTTCGATTGTAAATCCAAAGTCCTCAGCAGAACGGATTACAAGATACTTACCATTATCAGCAAACTGATCAGTAGCTTCTGCACCAGATGGCTTTTCATTAATCGCAGTAACACCAGACCATGCAACACCCTTGTCATATGCATTATTCTTATAAGGGAATAGCGCAACCTTATCGACTCCGGCTTCGAAGAAATGCTCGCCTACTGCGTCCCAAACTAACTGTTTACCCATAGTTTATTATCCTCCATATTTAATAATATAAATATATCACATGATGGTATAACCCATTTGCGATATAACTTCTTTGATGTTCACAATACTCAAATGCTTGTTCTAAGTCATCAACAATATGACTATCGGGATTACGAGTAATAGCTATAAGCTCATAAAAATCATGATTAATATATCTTTTATTATCAGCTCTTATTTTTCTAGCTTTACCTCGTTTGTATATAATACAATCATATTGTATCTTAACATTTTCGGACGGCTGAAAATATACATTTTTAGAGCCAAGAACCTTTTGTAGGTCTTCATTTAATTTATAACGTCTCTCCATTGTATATGCCTCCGATATTTAGAATAAGTCTTGGATATTGGACATCCACCGAATTAATAGACCATGCGGCATTCATAAACTTGATATACCGCATAGCCGAAAAGTTCTCATAAGCATATGGGTCGGCAATGATGCTTATTCTATTAGTAATAGAAATGTCCTTATTAACTTGTTCCGTAGACATGACATTCATGCCTCTGCTAAGAACATCGCCATAGTACGGACGTTCCACCACACCTACCCATACGCCAGGCGACGTTTCTTCGGTGTTAGCAAAGCCAATCTTTCCAAAAAATTTCGCCATTTTGAATTTCTCCTACTTATCTAATTAAGCAGTGATTGTCATTGTGATTGTGATTGCTGAGTAAGGAACTCTAAGAGCACCAGAGCATCTTGTTTCCATCAGATACTTGTACTGGTTGAAGTCGATATCGAAATTGTCAAACATGCTAACTTCTCCGCCCTTATCAGTACCAAATCCATAGTCATATGGATTTACAATGATTCCAACTAGTGGCTTAGTAACGTCTAGCTTAAAGCCGTCAAATACTGGAACTGCTACAATCTCCTTAACTCTTAGCTTATTAGCAATCTGATCAACAGATGTGAACAGGTCTCTACCAGTTGTATCTCTCATTAGCTGTAGATCTGCGAGCATATCTTCAGTGATATAAAGAGTTGGCATTCCAGTACCCTTGTACTCTTTTCTCTTTCTAATAATATTGTCGATAAACTTCTGAGCTCTTACAGTAGCATCGTCAGTATTTTTAGCTGTTAGATCTAGTCTGATATTGTATAGAGA